GCAGTTCCTCCAGCCCAATCAACTGTACCGGGCCAGTTTACCGTCTGCGATCCACCGTTGGTGAGTTCGAGGGTAAAACCACATAGCTCGTCAGAGGCAGTAGGGTTACTAAAAGTAAAGGTGTTAGTACTAGCTGAAACTGTCGCAGTTACCGAATTGCCATTGTTTAAGTTAACTGCCCTAGTTCCTCCAGCAGAACCTAACGCTTGGGTAACTTCTCCGTAGTCTTTAAGGTTGATTGCTGATACAATTTGGTCTGCACCTGTAACAGCACCTGCTAGGGTCTGTGCTGGTACTGCGTTAGTGTTAACCACAGCCATTGTACCAAGACCTATGGAGGTTCTCAACGTAGCTCCACTTTCTGCCACTGGATCAGTTGTACCGTCACCCACGATCATCTCACCGTCACCTAGTACAGCCATTGCTGTAATAGCTCCTGTGCCTGATCCTAACAAAACTCCACCGTCTGTTAAGCTGGATGCACCTGTACCACCGTCTGCTACGGGTACATCTGTACCACCTGCTCTATAAACAAGATTACCTTCAACATTAATGTCTCCTGCACTTGCTCTTGCAACAGTGGTGTCACTAGCAGCACCTATGTTAACGGCTGTGAATTGTGGACTGTCCCCTGTTCCTACGCCTATGCTTGTACGTAGTGTAGCTCCACTCTCAGCTACCGGGTCTGTTGTACCATCTCCTACGATCATTTGACCATCAGATAACACACCCATTGCAGTTACAGCACCTGTACCAGAACCTAATAGCACACCACCGTCTGTCAGTGAAGTAGCACCTGTACCCCCTTTGGAAACAGGTATGGTTCCTGTGCTTACAGTAACTGATCCCGTGGATGCACTTACAGCTAATGGACTTTCTGCTGATATAGAAGCAACACCAGCTAAGGCAGATGCCAAGGTTGATTTTCTTACTTTGTGGGTTGTACCTGCACTAACATCTACTACAGCAAGAACATCGTCATCCGCAAGATTTATTTCAGATAATTCTGAAAGAGCAGTTATCTTTTTATTAGTAGCCAAGTGAACCTCCCCGTGTTAGCCTTCTAGCCAAGTTACATTAACTGTAGCTGTACCTGATGCAGTTATTGCTGCTATTTTATCACCTTCAACTACTGTAAAAATCTCTGGGCCACCTGCGTTTAGTTGTACTCCAGCAGCTACAGTTGCTGTAGGTGTAGCTCCTTGACCACCTTTGACTGCCACGTAAGCTAATCCAGTTACAGATATTCTTACTTTAGTTACTTGTGCAGGACACGCACCTGATCTGGTAGCTCCTGAAGTTGTAGTTGCTGCTAGGTTCTCGCTTGAATTTACTCTGTAGTAACTATTTTGTCTTGCCATGTTTAACTCCTATGCCTTTACATTTCTTTGAGAAGACATCTCGTATCCAAGCTCTACACCTTTTAACTTGATCTCTTCTTTTTTGAGGTTAATGTTATTTTCTAGTTCTAATCTTTCTAACTCTAGTTTACCAGCTTTTATTTGTAGTTCGTTAGCTTTTATTTCTGCTTCCATTCTAGAAGTCTCAGCTTCCATGATCATAGCTTGTCCCTGTGCTTGTGCAAGCTGTTCTTGTGGACTTGGCTGAGGTTCTACTGGCTGAGGTGGTGTAATATACTGATCAGTATCTTTTATACCCATCTCTGACCCTATTTCTTTAGCTAAGTTATATATGTTATCCGGTGAAACTATGTTTTGTGTTTGCTGTGCAATCTTTTCTATAAGACCTGCATAACTAGATAAATTATTAAGCCTAACATCCTGATCTCCATATCCTAAACCAACTTCTACGGTTACATCTAAGTCTTCTATCCAACTTGATGGGTCAACCTCATAGTAGCTGTTGTTTAATCTCATTACCTTTTTACCATCTTCATACCTTTGTATAAGGTTGTAGATAGCTTTGAACATACTTTTAACACCTGTTTCAGCAAAGATTCTAGCTATAAGTTCTACTCTGCCTTGTGCGTTACTAAGAGCACCTTGTACAGCACCTTGAGTTACGTGTGACTTTAGAATGTCAGCAGGTAGCCCCTGTGTAGCAGGATTTACGCCTGTACGCCCGGATTTTAATTTGTCCCAGTAGTCTAACATCTCAAAACTGTACTGCTGCAAGGCAGGTGTTTGTATGGGCTGTAGAGCATTAGGTGATCTGGTACGCACAACTCCACCGGGACGGTTGGTTAACAAGTCGTCTATGTTAACTTGACCTTCTACTATCTGGAATCGTCCGTTGTTAGCAAGGTACATATTATCCAAGAGGTTCCTTGTAAGTGTACTGCGTACTAACTGTATGTCTTGTACTGTCTCTGCTACCGATAGCCCATAGAACTTGTGTGGAATCGGAATAGGACAGATAGAGCTAAATGGTATGGTATCTACTGGCTCTTTCTCTAAGATTTCATTACCAGCGTGTATCACTTTGTAGAGTACACCTACACCATTGTCCTCCATGTCTAGTCTGGTGTACGACTCGAATACTTCAACTGTGTCTTCAGACTTGGACATAGAGCCTATGTCTGTTACGTTTGTGTTGTCGTAAGCGTGTCTAGCCATGTACTCTTGGCTTGTGGTAATACCGTCTGCACTTGATCCAGAACCTGATAAGTTTTCTACTATATCTTCATCAAACCCCATTTCTATAAGTTCGCCACGGGTCTTGTGCGATCTGTGACAAACAAACCTGAAATCTTCTAGGCTTTTAGCTCCACGATTTATCAGAAATTCTTCTGGTGGTACATTTTCTATGCTTACTTTACCACTTATCTTTGTGCGCGAAAATATAGCATCATGGCTTATTTCTTCTACTTCTACCATCTCCCCTGTCTGTGGATCAGGTATCTCTATTACCTTTATGTCTTCAGTGTGTTCTACTATCTCTAGTTCTTCGTCCTGCTGTAACAGGCTAAACTCTTGTTCTGTCAGCTTCTCGTAGGACTCTGTGGTTGTCTTCTCTACGTCTTCCCAGTAGTGTTTTACGATGCCTACTTTTTGTAAGAGAGCATCAAAGAAGAAGTTGTACAGTATGTCAAAACCATTGTTCTGTTTGTAGAACACATGGTTCACATAGTTCGTAGCCTGTTCTGCTACTTGCACGTCCTCTGGGCCATGTGGTGCAAAACGTACAACGTCTTTACCACTTGTAAAGATACGCATCAAGCTAGGCATCATCCACATTATTGTATCTTGAACGTCCGTGACAACTACCTGAGATCGTCCGTCTTCTTCGTTACCAAATGGTTCACCGTAGAAGTACTCTATTGCTGTCTCTCTCTGGGTACTTACTTCAGAGTCTATAAAAGAAGAACTCTCCTCTACCTCACTATCTACAATAGAAAGGACTTGCTCGTCAGATAATTTAGACATACACTACTTCCCTTTTTTACTCTTCTTCTTAGGTTTACTGTATTTCGTGTATTTTGTCATTATACTATACCCCTATGGTTATACTCAATTTTAGCATCAAAGTTGTACTTCTTGTAAACGGTGTTACTCGTCATTTTCTCTCCGAACCGTTCTACGGAAAGAGCAGCATACCTCATTGATGAGATTAGATCATCTTTGATTGCAACCACTTTCCCATTTTTTCTATGGTACAACCTAAGTTCCTCAAGAGTTTCCTGACAGGACTCAAAAATTTGTAGACGGCCTGTTTCAAACCTTTGTAGCATTTCGCTGATACCAGCTTCAACTGAATTATTACCATTTATTTTCCCTTCTGCTGGTGGATTAGAAAAGTGCTCAGGTAGCATATATACCCCCAAGTCTCTGTATTGTTGTGCTAACTGTATTCCAGAACCTTTATCGTGTTGTAAACCATCGTGAGGAAAAGCTACCGGGATACCCCTAGACCTAGAGTTCAACGCTGCTGCGTGTGTTATAGGTGTTTCCTTGCTTCTCCTGTATTCATCGTAGACGTATATTATATCGTTATCTGGATCAAGTGCTACCCAACTGAGTGCCGTGGGGTGATCATATCCAAAATCTATACCAGCTAAGACAAGATAGTGTTTAGGTATCTCAAAGTCTTCGCAAGTGATGTCCTCTTCTGATACAGGAAAGATCAAACCTGAGCCAAATACAGGTATACCTTTTGATCTCATATCCCTCTCAGCAGGGCTATAAACTGACAATAACTGTTCCTTGGTAGCTGGGTCTAAGTGATCCACATCGTCCCAAGTAGCAGTTATTAGAGATTGACCCGGTTTCAGTTCGTTTAAAAAAGAACTTACTACCTGAGTCATCCCTTTTTCCGGGGTAAACGTCATATAGACAATACCCCCTGTGTCTGCTGTTCTGGTTATACACTGACTGAAGATTTCCTGTTTAGGTTCCTCATCAAGCCAGACAACATCCACGGCCTCGCCCATGAACTTCTCGAACCCCTGTTCATAGGCTTTAAAACTTATGCTGGAGTTACCCCCTGACTTGTGTTTGACAAGTGCAGAACTAAAGGCGTTGGGTACTCCGGGTTTACGTACTGTGTTTACTATGTGTTCTTTGGGTACTGCACCGTGTCCTAACTTGGTAGGGTCTTGTGGTACTCCAAATAATTCTCTTTGTATAATATCTCTGGTGGTATCATTACTCTCACCTGCTGCCCAAACTCTTACCGGGTGGTCAAATGTTTTACCCTCCCACCACTTAGGATACACCCCTGTCATGTGGTAGCTTGTTTCTGCTGCTCCACAGAATGTTTTCCCCACCCTGTTAGCTGCCATCAGAATACGTTGTGCGCTTCCCTTGCCCTCAGAGTGAAACTTCTTTTGGTAGTCGTAGGACTCATAGTTCTTAATTCTGTTTTCTTCTATCCTACGTTGTTTCTCTTTGAGAAGCTCTAAGACTTTACCTCTGTCCAACTATTTTACTTCCTTTGGAAACTTTACCACGTTGTCTTTTACCAGCTTCTGTATCTGTTTGTCTATCTCTTCGTCTGTAAGCTCTATGACATCTTTCAAAGTGGTTTCTTGCTTCTGTACAGCATCGTATCCTGCTCTACTGAGGATGTCCCTAGCTGCGTTTAGTCTCACTGTGTCCGACTCTGAACCAAGTAGTTCTTCTAGTACCCCTAGAGCAGTGGTAGCTGTTTCAGATACCTTCTCCTTGATCCTAGCTTCTATGTGTGTCCAAAGGTATCTTTGTGTTCTGTTTGCACGGTGTTTAAATACACCCTTGTTCTTCCCCGTGTACCCAGCTTTCTCGTAGGCTAAGACAACATCCATCTTGTCATCTACGAGGTATTGTACAAATTGTTGCTCACGTTTGGTAAGCTTTTTGTCTATTGTCTTTGGATTCTTGTAGTCTTCGAAACGCATGGGGTACTCCTATGTTAACTAAATTATATCATAGTGTAGCACTAAAGTCAATAGCGTATTTTAAAATACCCCAAAAAATGTGGACAGACAACAATTAACATTATACTACACCACGGGGGGGTCATCACATATACATATTGCACACATTGTACCAGTTTGTGTTCAAATTGTGTCAATGTGTTACGATTGTGGTACATATTGTGTTATGTTTCACGTGAAACAATACTGGTAACCTATTGATTACAATGTGTTTACATTGTGGTTCAGTGTTGTTTAAA